CCAAAATGAGTATCAGTTATTAATGCAATTTTCATGCGTGGGCTCTGTCTATGTAAAATGTTAAAGGAGAAAATGAAACGACATTATCATCTTCCTTGGCAGGTTTGGGTTTTTTCTTCTTTCGTTTCTTCTCTTCAAATGCAAATATGAACTCTTGAATAGAAGCCCGTTTATCAGTTGTCAAAGGTGTTGCACCAGAAGAAACGGCTTGTGTTTCACTTTGTCCCATTTCTCCCATATCCACATGATCTTCTAAAGAACTATATTCTTCCATTGTTTTGTACTTAATGTACAATTGTTTTTTCTCTTTCTCTATTCTTCGTAAAAATGCAAAATATATTATTTGAGTAAAATATGCAAATGGATTTGTTGATTTTTCTGGATTGAAATTACTCGCATACATAACACTATTTTCTATCCCATCACTTACCATTTCTTCTCTAAATGCATAGTTTATAAAGTTTGGTCTATGGGACAATCTCTCCGCTATTTTGAGAAAACATTCCCCTGCATAATCTGGTATTATGGGTAATTCAGTATCGTTATCTTTTGCTTGTAAATATTTTTCACGATAATCCGACATTACTTCCAGAAATTTTTCATTATCGACATAATGTTGTTTCTTTCGTGCCACATTCACCTACCTTTCTTATTTGAGTTCATTATATAAGTATATCAAGTTTTATTATATTTGTCAAGTTAAAAAAAATAAAATAAAACACTTGACATTTCTCTCAAAATTTGTTATAATAAGTCTGTGATGGTTTAAATAGGAATAGTATAGATGTGATAAGGAAAGTATTCACTTGTGTATATTTTCACTCGTTCTATAAAATGATTTAATGTATAATTCTTTTTACCATTATAACTTAAATCATCGGAAATATCATAAAGAGTTGCTGCCTCTTTTGTTTCCGATCTTCTCAATCCCCTACCTATCGATTGCAAGTTTCTAATACGACTCTTAGAAGGAGAAGCGAAAACAATGTTATGAAGATTCCTAATGTTGATGCCGGTACTGTATACGCCATAGCTTGCACATATAATAGCATCTTTTTCCTTCTCGACAAGTTCTCGGACTTTTTCTCTTGTATCTGCATCTGTTCCTCCATAAACAAAAAAGATTTTTCTAGAAGAATCAATTATTTCTTCTAATATTGAATGTAATATATTGCCATGTTTTTCTATTAACTGAAACAAAACTAACGTATTTCCTGTAAGTCCTTTTACTAGGTTACATATGTATTTGTTTCTCTCTGGATGGCCCACCAGAAAATCTATCTCTTCTTGATAGTTCAGTTTTGATACTGTTACACATTCCTCTTTGGAATATTTGAGAACAAGACATCGTATGGCAATCGATGATAATGTCTTATTCTTGATAAGTTCTTTAGTACTTGTTACTCTCTTTGTTGTACCAAATAACCCCTCTAATATTAATTTATGCACTTCAACATCATCAAGAGTTCCAGTTGTTCCAATTCGGTAAGGTGCATTCTCCAAATTCTTCATTATTTTCGTAAGTGACTTGGCCTTGTAAAGATGGGCTTCATCTCCAATTACCAATTCAAAATCTGTGAAGAAATCCTTTTTCAAATCATACAAGGATTGCCATGTTGAGATTATAATTGGTTTGTTTGTTACCTTTTCTTGACCTCCAAAAATTTTGTGGACGAATTTTTCGACTTCAAATGTTTTGTCTGCTTTTGCATAGGCCTCAAAATCAGAATACATCTGACTTACCAACGAAAGTGTTGGTACAATGATTAGTGATTTTTGTGGAAAATAATATCGTACCAGATAGTAAATGATAAGAGATTTGCCTGATGCAGTTGGTGAAAGAAGTACACATCTTCGTTTATCAATCGAGTGTCGAATTGCACTATTTTGATAATCTCTTAGTCTATATTCACAAGGAAATGATGTAAGAAACTTTAGATAATCTTCATTGGATATGGGTTCGATTGAATCATTTGTTTGATCAATAAGTTCATATTCTCTGTCACTCGCAAAACGTTGTATTCTATTTTTTAATCCATAATATATTCTACCATTGTCCATGTTGTAAAGATAAACATATCCATCCCATTTTTTCCTGCGGAACATGGGCATGAATTGATAATCTTTTGGATGAAATCGAAAATAGTGGTTGAGTTCCATCTTCACTCCCGGCTCGCAAGAAAGTCGTAGATAAACCTCGTTCTCTTTTTCCATTAAAATCTGCATGATCACCCAAGTCCTGCAACAAATTTCCTCCAATTGATTGCATTATTAATATGAAAACTTCTATTCTCAATCATTGAAAGAACCGATTTCAGATAATCGACTTTACCTTCTTGTTCATTCAATATTTTCTCCGCTTTCTGCAATGATTCGTCGGCTGCAACGTAGTGTTTTTCTAACTCTGATTTAGAAATTCGTATGTTGTGATCAGGCGCCTTACCATTCTTAGAAATAACTACTTCCCAACGTTGTTGAAAAAGAACTTTCCAATGAGTTTTGAGATCACTGAGTTTACGTTTTTCTTTGGAATATATGTTTAAGTATTTTTGATGTAGATTGGGTATTTTCAATGATTCATTGTCCAAATCTTTATCATCAATGTGAGAGTCCTCTCCCCACATTTCCATAATGTCTTCAATTGTCATAATTTTTTTAGTTGTTCAATAGATTTTTTATTTCATAATTTGTATAACGAAATCCTGCGGTAGCAGTAAAATATTCTAAATCAGTATTTGCACTATCAAAATCAAGTGCAGAAAGAGAAATTGGAAACGCCTCATAAAAATGAAATTCCATTTGAGGATTCATTGCACTTGTCAAAATAGTAAGAACAAGTGTCGAAACTGTTCCTCCCCTTTGAGTTAAATCTGATTGTGCTTTGAGTAAACGATAATTTTCACCCCCTTCTGCCAAGCCCAATGCAATTATACGATCATAAATTTCTATCCAATTTTTCATGTGTTCATCAACAATAAATCTGACAGATAGTTCTTCAAAATTAACCTTGTTTCCGGCAAAAGGTATAGTTACATATGGTGTAAATACATCTATTCCTTCAATTGATACACCAGGCACATTTATTGCCTGACAAAACCAAGTTAAATTTGGTGCATCTTGCATTGTCAGTCGAAAACTGATATTTGAAAGATAATTTAAATTGTCTGGTACTGTACTTCCTGCGGCCATGATTTCCTTTTTAGTCCTTCTATACTATTTATTCAACAGATTTTCAAACTCCCCATAATCCATGTCTTTTCCAACAAAAATAAATTTAGAATTTGGGAACTCTTCTTCTATGTGTTTATGTTGACCAACCCAAGAATCTTGTTTTTCATCATGAAATTCTGTAATAGAAGTTCCAAGAAATATACCATCTTTTGTTTGATCGTGATAATAATCAAACCCCACACAATAAAAAAATGTTTCACTAGGATTTTGTTGAGCGGCCAAACGGAGTGCAACTGTATCAGTAATCCATTCTTCAAATGTAGTATCTGACCACCAAGCAATATTTTCAGTTGGATCAGATGGATCAATCCAAATGAAATACATAACTCCTTCATATGCAAATTGAATAAAGTTGTTTGTCGTTGGTTGATTTTCTCCAATTTTATATCTCTTATCGGTTGTCTGTTTAAGCATGTCATAATGCATACTTGGAATTAAATCGAATCCTCTAAAATAACATTTGTATTTTTTCGTTAGATCATTGGTTATCAATTCCAATTGTGCATCGATATCTTGACAAACTAAATGATTTGGTATGAATTTACGATAAATGAAATCACAACCATACGTAACATGTTTTTTGAAAAGATTTAAATCGGAAACAGATTTTGATTGACCATTTCCTATCACTATAATCATTGCGGCCTCACTGGAAAATTATCACTACAAATAAAAAAAGGGAGTAGATTTCTCCACTCCCTTTCAGAAATCCTACTATATGTAGGTCAAGTATTACATCAAGTTGGTAATTGCAGCTTTTCTGTAATATACATTCAAGTGAGGATTGGTTCCAAGAACACCTGTCATACGACCAGTTGAAGCACTTGCATTTTCAGCAAATGGGTTTGCAACTAGACCATAACGTGTTTTGAAAGCAATCTGTGGTTGAAAACTAGAACTATCAACCGCACGAACCATTTGCAACGGAACGTATGGGCAATAGAAAATTCCAGCATCCATCGGTGAATCACCTTTATAACCTACACAATAAAATTCTTGTGCATTTGCATTAGCATATGGATCAACATATACTTTATAGCGTCCGTTAAGAACACCAGCAAAAGTTGAAGATGCGGTATCTGTGTTCAGATCTGTGCTCATTGCAGGAGCATAATCCAAAATACCCGCCATCTGAAGGGCAGAAGCAACATCAGATGAAGTCATCAAAATGTTTCCTTTTCCTCTTCGTGTGTCTTTTCCAATCTGGTTTGCATCTTTTTCAATCTGCATCATCAGACCTTTGAACTTTTCAACCATCCAACGTCCATTGGAATCTGTATCAAGGTCAAACAGACCAGAAGTAGTTGTACCAATTTGAGCACCAACTGCGGCGTTGATATAAATCTTACGAACAACCTCACGGTTAATTTCTGCAAGAATTTCAGCGGAAAGAATATTGCTGAGTTCTGTTTCTGCATCAAGACCATGAACTGCTTTAAGATCCTGAGCAACTTCCATTGTGTAGTCTGCTCTTAAGGCTCTTGTTTTCGCAGTAACAGTAACCTTCTCAATTGAGAAAGCCATGTTATTAGGTGTCATTGTCTCACCTGCGGCAGTTGTTAATCCACCACTCGCTAAACTATGAGAAGCGTTAGCTGTTCCATCAGTATGAATCT